TTTATGTACATGATTAATTGTTCTTTTTAGAGACATAAATTCCACATCCACATGAGTATATTTTTCTTCCCCCACAATATACTGATACCTTGGCCACTGCTTAATATTTACATTGAATGGCTTTAAAAACCCTTTCTCCCAATCCTCTTCATTTTTATAAACCATAGGAGGTTCAACCCCCGCAATAGCATCCTTATGAATTATTTTCCTTTTAGTATCCATCCCACTATATCTAATAAAATCATCCAAGCTCCTTTCACTTCCTAATCCAAAAACCCCCAAATCTATATTATTATTTTCCTGCCCCAATAATTGCCTTATTCTTTTCTTACTATAAGTATCCAACTCGCCCCACGTTTGCTTGATTTTACCACTAGATTTCTCCTTATCATTATGATCCCCCCAATGTTTACTTCTATCCAATCGCCCATAGTGATGATAAACCACACACCGATGAGGATGATAAATATCATAACCCGCCGTATACCCCCTCACCGTTAAGGTTATCTCATCTCCTGCAAAATACATATCAGGATCATAAGGAAAATCTGTTACAAAACTTCCTAAGGTAAAATAATAGTGTCCACTAACAAATAAGCCCCTTAATGGTCTATCAAGTTGCTGCCAATTATTAATAGGGGTAGGATTTTGCCATATAGTTCCACTTTGTTTAAAGTCCCGCGGCAATAATTTACAAGGAACAGGTGTTAATGCTTTGTCATTCTTAGGATCATATCCAGCAGCATATGCTGTTAGTAACGGCTTGGCGCTTTGTGTCTCAAGACTCTTAATCATATTGACTAAGATTTCATCCCAATCCTTACCGAACCTATGATGACTATCTAGTTGAAGAACATAATCTTCACCATTATATAACTTTTGAACTATACTCCGTGCCCACCCTAGCCCCCTACTCTCATTCCAATCATAGGTGGCTAACTTTACCCTACTATCATTAGCGAATTCCCCAACACTCTCATCCTCAGCCTTCTGCCAAATAACCCCCACATTAATAGAATGCTTACCACTACTCTTAAAGAAAAGATCCCTAAGAGTCGGTAGCAACTCATAGTCTCTGTACGAGGCTATTTGAACATGAATGCTGCTCATTCAACAGTGCTTTCATTAGAGGGGGCCGATGGGGAAGAAAGAGTGGGGGCCTTTCGTGGGCGACCGCGACCTTTCTTAAAGCCGAACTTGCGGCGTTGGCGACGAATCATGGGGGTTGTGACGGGGTGGCCGGTCATCTCGGAGAGTTTTGCGGCCAAATCCTTATCGAGCATTTCTTTATTGTTGTTAATAAATTCTAGCTCACTTTGGGTCCACTTTTTATATACCTTACTCATAATATGTTCCTTTTTGTTGCTAATAGTGTAAAACTAACTACTATATATAGTAAGCCGTTTTTAAAAGGGAGCAAGTTCACATTATGAAATTATCAAGCATACCAAAATTAATTGGGTCGGTATTAAATATTAGGGCATCTTCTAGTGTTGATGTGTCGGCTGATCTAGAAAATGAACCAGTTTCCCCCAAGTCTATCTCAGAATTATTAAAAAATGAGGAAGAAAAAGAAAATAACCAAAACACCCAAGACGATATTTGAAAAGAAAAAAATTACAGAGGCCGAATTTGTAAAAGCTTTAGATAATATTAGCAAGAAATTAATCTATAAGTTTAAGTTTGGTTATCATGAAGCTGAGGATATGAAGCAACAAGCTGCCATATTTGCTATGGAGGGTTTAGAGAACTACGACAACAGCAGACCCCTAGAAAACTTTTTGTGGACTCATGTTCGCAACCGTTTATTTAATTTCAAGAGAGATAATTATTTTAGGCCAGATAATGTGTGCGTTAAATGTCCATTCTTTGATCCTGAAAATAAATTATCAAAAAATCAATGCTCAAAATATACTAATAAAAATGATTGCGATATTTATACATCAGCCGAACAGCGCAATAGTATGAAAAAAAATATTATGAAGCCGTGTAGTATAGAATATGATCATCAGGCGGATGGTGATTTATCGTCATTTATAGGTAACGGGGAACTATTAAATTTAATAGAGTCTAAAATATCTACAAAATATAGAGAAACATTTTTAAGATTAAAGGGCGGATCCAAGGTTAGTAAGTCAGAAATATTAAAATTACGTGAACATATATTATCTATTATTGATATAGGAATTGACGATGACGAAGATAACTAGAAAACGAGGACAGCTAAGTCTGGATGAAGAACAATTTATTAGAGAAAATATAAATCAGTTAAGTCTGGACGATATAGCAAATGCTTTAAATCGCACCAAGGCTCCAGTTAAAAGATATATAGAGGAAAATAGATTATTTGATAATCCAGATACTATTAATGATGAAGAATATTTGCGGGCTAAATTACACAGCAAAACATTTTGGAATGAAATTAAAAAACAGTTTGATAACGATACGGGGGAGCTGGAATATTTCGAAAGCGTATGGATAAATTTGATAAAGCAATTTAGGGAGGATGTATTACCAGCAGAAGAATTACAAATTAAGCAGTTTATAACAATTGATATTCTTATTAATCGTAGTATGAAAGAGCGTAAGCGTCATATTAGCGAAACAGAAAAGCTACAAAAGCTAGTTGATAAAGAATATGAAAAACCAGAAGACCAAAGAGATATAGCGAAACTAACTAATATGGAAACTCAATTAAGTTTTGCAAGAAATAGTATTGCTAATTATACTAATGAATATACTAAACTACTTAATGAGCAACAAAAAATCAGTAAAGACCTTAAGGCTACGCGTGAACAACGTATCAAAAGAATCGAGGATGGTAAAAGCTCTTGGGTTGGTTTGATTCGTATGTTAGAAGACGAAGCTATACGAGAAAAAGAAGGCAGAGAAATGGAAATTATTCGCATGGCAACAGATAAGGCCAAACATAAATTGGAAGAATATCATGAGTTTATAGATAATAGCGTAGACAAACCATTCTTGACTCCAGAAAGCGTGTCTCAAGAAGATGCTAATGAAACAACATAAAATTGATTTTTACAAATTTGTCCTATAATAGTGAAGAGATAAATATATGTATATTATTGGCCCCGTCAAATTGCAGTAATTTGACCTGCGTTGATTAAGAACATTTTTCTATCTGCATAATAAAATGAGAAACTTTAAAGACCCACAATATATAGCATGGAGAAAAAAGGTTTACCAAAGAGATCACTTCAAGTGTCAGTGGCCACATTGTAATCTTAAACAGAAACTCAATGCTCATCATATTAAGAATTGGGCACAGTATCCTGGATTGAGATTTGTTGTAGAAAATGGAATCACTCTATGTAGATATCATCACGATCAGATCAAAGGTCTTGAAGAAATTTATGCTGAAGTATTCTTGAAAATAGTAGCAAGTAAAAATGAAAAAAAATGATTTTACTATAATTGTTGATACCAGAGAGCAACATCCGTGGGTATTCAAAGAATTTACCACAGCTAAAAGAAAACTAGATACAGGCGATTACAGTATAGAGGGACTAGAAGACAAATTATGTATAGAAAGAAAAAATGGTATAGCAGAAATTGCGAACAACATGATGGAAAATAGATTTTCTGATGTAATAGATAGAATGTCTAAATATCCACACTCATATATTTTAATAGAATGTAACTATGATCAGCTTATGAATTATCCCAGAGGAACAGATGTTCCGCAAAGATTATGGTCAAGCATAAAAATAACCCCAGGATTTATATTAAAGTTTTTAACCCAACTCTCTGTATCACATAATATCCATGTTATATTTTGTGGTAACCCAGCTTGGGCAGAGAAGACAGCATTATCAATCATGAAAAGAGTTAGGGAGCAATATGGACAAAAATAAAGTATTATTTGATGATGCTTGGTTGGGTCTTGGCGACCTATCAGTAATCAGGGTTGATCATAACTATATGATTAATCGCGTCAAGGAAGATATCGAAAATCCAGATAAACATCTCGTAAGACTAATGCGAGATCCGATTTATTTTGGAATGACATGTAAATTATTATTGGGTATAGAATTACATCCAATACAAATAGCTATTCTACAAGAATTCTGGAATAGGCCATTTCCGATGTTTATTGCTAGTCGTGGTTTTGGTAAGTCTTTTATATTGGCATTATATGCCACACTTAAAGCTATCTTTGTGCCTGGAACCAAAATTGTTATTGTAGGTGCAGGATTTAGACAGAGTAAGGTTATATTTGAATATATGGAAACTATATGGCGTAATAGCTCTATCTTGAGGAGTATTTTTAATAGTAATGATGATGGCCCAAGACGAGATGTTGATAGATGTACAATGAGATATGGGGATAGTTGGGCAATCGCTATTCCTATTGGTGATGGTAGTAAAATTAGAGGATTAAGAGCACACATTATTATTGCTGACGAATTTGCTTCTATGTCTCCGGATATTTATGAGACAGTGGTTTCTGGTTTCGCTGCTGTTAGCGCGAGCCCTATACAAAATGTCAAGGCCGAAGCTAAAAAGAAAGCGATGATAGAACATGGATTGTGGAATGAGGAACTAGAATTATTAGACAAAAAAATGAGTAATCAGGCAATTATTGCTGGCACAGCAGATTACAGCTTTAAGCATTTTGCACAATATTGGAAGAGGTATTCTGACATTATAAATAGTAAGGGAGATATTAGAAAACTGGAAGATATATTCAAAGGAGAAGTGCCAGAAAATTTTAATTGGAAAGATTATAGCATAATTCGTATTCCGTATGAACTAATACCAAAAGGCTTCATGGATGATAAACAAGTAGCCAGAGCCAAAGCTACAATTCATACTGGTATTTACCAAATGGAATATGCTGCGTGTTTTACTTCTGATAGCGATGGATTCTTTAAGAGAAGTTTGATAGAAAGTTGTGTTGTGTCAGAAAATACAGATATTATTTTACCGAATAGTGGTAAAGTATTATTTGATGCTACAATTAGAGGCAATCCAAATAAACAATATATATATGGCATCGATCCAGCTAGTGAACAAGATAATTTTAGTATAGTGATATTAGAAGTACATCCAGATCATTCTAGAATTGTATATTGTTGGACTACCAATAGAAATAATTTTAAGGATCGTCAAAAAACAGGTCTTATTAATGATCATGATTTTTATGGATTTTGTGCTCGTAAAATTCGTAACCTGATGAAAAGTTTTCCTCCACTAAGAATTGGTATTGATGCTCAGGGTGGTGGTGTGGCTATAGAAGAAGCCCTACACGACCCGTCTAAGTTAGAGCAAGGAGAACAGTTAATATGGCCAATTATAGATTATGATAAAACCAAAGATACTGACAGTCAACAAGGATTACACATACTAGAAATGGTACAATTTGCCAAAGCAGAGTGGACAGCACAAGCAAACCATGGATTAAGAAAGGATCTAGAAGATAAAGTGCTATTATTTCCTAGGTTTGATAATCTTACTTTGGGCTTAACTCTAGAGCAAGAGGGTCGTGATATACTAACTACAGATCTTAGTACTCCAATATACGATAGTTTAAGTGAATGTATATTAGAAATAGAAGAATTAAAAAATGAATTAACCACTATCGTAATGAGTCGTACAGGAACTGCTGCTGGAGCAAGAGATAGATGGGATACTCCAGAATTTAAAACAGCTAATGGCAAAAAGGGTAGACTACGCAAAGACCGATATAGTTCATTAGTCATAGCAAATATGTTAGCTAGACAAATGAGCAGAACATTAGCTGCTCCAGAATATACTATGATAGGTGGCGATTTAAGAAATATACAGATGAATAAAAAAGAAATAGGATTATACAAAGGGCCTGAGTGGTTTACTTCAGGGGCCAATGAAGGTAATATATATCATGGAATATATCACGAATAATGGTGTATATTCAATGTAATCCAATTGCAATACCATTACCACTATAAAATAAATATTTATGGCCAAAAAATATCCTAAAAGTAAAGCTATAGAAGACCAAAAAATACTCAACGAAGAGGCTTATGTTATATGGGGAGATGATATAGAGAGTAAACAAGCTGCTTTAAGCAAATCTTCGGAGTCTTTGGGTGAGTACAATGGTATAGAAAGAGCTACCAATCAAGAAAAGGCTTTGGCTAGAAGGACCAGATTGGATTTTTCTAATCTGGATACTAATGTTAGTGGTCGCCCAGGATTATTGAAATCTGATTATGACGCATTTAGGCCAGAGGAAGCTGTTCCTTTAGTTCTGAAACATATTTTGCGCAGGGCCGATCAGGTATACCAGAAGGTTGGTTTGGTTAAAAATGTTATCGATTTGATGGGAGACTTTGCTGTACAAGGCATTAGAATAGTACATCCTAATAAAAAAATTGAAAGATTTTATAAAGCTTGGTTTAAGAAAATCAATGGTAAAGACAGAAGCGAAAGATTTGTAAATAATTTATATCGTGTTGGTAATGTTGTTATCAATAGACAAACAGCAAAGCTTAATACCAAAGCTATTAATTATATGTACAAGGCCACAGCAGAGGCTGATTTGCTATACCCAAAATTAGAAGATGATTCTATGGGTAAAAAAGAAATTCCATGGAAATATACTTTCATAGACCCTGTTTATGTAGATGTGCTAGGCGGTTCGCTAGCATCTTTTGCATCACAAAAAATTTATGGAGTAATGTTACCAGCTAATTTAAAGCGCACAATTAATGCTCCCAAAAATGAAGCCGAAATGAATATTGTTAATCAATTACCACTAGATATTCTAGAGGCTGCAAAGACTAAAAAACCATATGTTCTGGATCCCGATAAAACATTAGTATTTCATTACAAAAAGGATGATTGGCAAACTTGGGCATATCCTATGATATATGCTATTATGGATGATATTACGGTTTTGGAAAAGCTAAAACTGGCAGATATGTGTGCTTTAGATGGTGCCGTATCAAATATTAGAATATTCAAATTAGGTAATCTTGATCATAAAATTGCTCCTACAAAAGCAGCAGCAGCAAAACTATCAGCTATATTGAGCAATAATGTTGGTGGTGGTACAATGGATTTGGTGTGGGGACCAGATATTGAACTTATAGAATCAAAAAGTACAGTTCATAACTTTCTAGGAGAAAGTAAATATACGCCACATTTAAATAGCGTATATGCAGGATTAGGAATTCCGCCAACATTAACCGGAACATATGGTGCTGCTGGCACTACCAATAATTTCATTAGTCTCAAAACTCTGACACAAAGATTACAATATGGTCGTGATGTATTAGTAGCGTTTTGGGAAAAAGAAATAGAACTTGTGCAGAAGGCTATGGGTTTTAAATTACCAGCAAAAATAGAGTTTGATAGAATGGATCTCAGTAACGAAGACGCAGAAAAAGCATTACTAATTCAGCTTGCAGATAGAAATATTATTTCTGATGAGCATATACAAATGAGATTTGGTATCGATCCAACAATGGAAAAATATAGAATAACCAGAGAAAATAAAGAAAGAAAAAACAAGAAAATGACTCCAAAAGCTAGTCCTTTCTTTGATGCTAACTTTGAAACTAATCTGAAAAAGATAGCATTACAATTAGGTATTGCAACTCCTAGTCAAGTTGGTTTAGAGCTGATGGATAAAAAAAGAGGAGAAAAAAATCTATTAGAAATGAAATTAGAGAATACTGCCCCCAAAATAGGTCCTCAAAGTTCTAGTCCGACAGGAGTATCTGGACAGGGCAGACCTCGTAATTCAAAAGATAGTACACAACGAAAAACTAAACAATTTGCCCCACAAACAGGAGCCAAGATAGCATTGTGGGCTAGTTCTGCACAAGACTCTATATCAAAGATTATGAATCCTCACCTATTGGCATTTTATAATAAGTCTAATATGAGACAACTATCTGCTGAAGAAACAAAAGAAGTTGATACTATTAAAAGCAAAATATTATTTAGTCTTAAACCATTATCTAATATATCTGAAGATAGTCTTTTACAATCATTGGGATCTATAAACAATAAAGATATTATTGAAATGAACAACGGATTTAAATTTTGGTCTAATAAAATGTCTTCAGAACTAGATAGAGTATTATCCAATGATGAAAATAAAGCAATTAAGGCGTCTTTTTATGCTGCGGTGTATACTGATGAGTAATATTATTATATAATAAAGGTGATAAATGGCTTGTATTCCACAAAATCAATATAATCCTTTAATTCATGAAATTATTAGTGTTCATGATACTGAGGCTGGATGTAATGAGGATTGTGGAGTATGTTGTTTGCCAGATGGTACATGTGTTGATAATACTCAAACAGAATGTACCAATGCTGGAGGAAGTTGGAATGCTGGAGTAACATGTGCTGATGTTATTTGTCCGTCTCCATCTCCTTCACCGAGCGTACCGCCAAGTACATCACCAAGCACACCACCAAGCACACCACCAAGCACACCACCAAGCACATCACAAGAAGTGTGTGTTACGTGTACATTTTATGAGGGTTGTGCGTGGAATGGATTTGCTTGTGACTATATTCAAACTGATATTCTTTGTATCCCATACTCAGATTGTGCTTCATATCCAAGACTTAATGAGCTCTCAAATTGCTCAGGTTCAGAAGGATCATGTTCTCCAACTGGTATTGTTGCTACGGAAATAGGCTCTGAATGTATTTGCTCTTCGCCAAGCCCATCGCCCCCCTCGTGTACTGGAACTTGCTCATGGGATAGCGATGGCTCAACTTGGACCCAAACTAGTTTTTGCGTGGATCCAAATTGTCCTAATTGCGACCAACCAGATGTTCCAGTGTCTCCACCATCTAGACAAGCAACTAATTGCTATTAATAAAATGCATAGAAAATGAAAGTATTATCCATAACAATCAAAAAATTTATTTTATACGGAGAATATAATGCAAATTTTTCAACAAGAATATGATGATGGTATAGCAGACAATATATCAGCCTCTGCTAGTTTTTCTTATGCTTCATATATCGAACCATGTAATAATTCTCAAAATAATAAATATTTTAAATCATTAGCTGCTGTAAATGATAGCGATTTATATTATACTCAATCTATACTTGTAAGTAGTAGTTGGAATAAAAATGATGATATTTTTGCTAAAGAAGAGGTGTGGAAAGCTAAAAATTCACCAGAGCATAAGCCAACTAATTTAGAACATAATGAAGCAGAAATAGTGGGCCATATTATTGCTAATTGGCCGGTTACTATTGATGGTATTTTAATAGATGAAAATACTCCAGTAGAAAATTTGCCAGATAAATTTAATATATTAACAGCATCTGTGGTTTATAGGTCGTTTACGTCTCCAGAACTTAGAGATAGAACAGAAAAACTTATAGCCGAAATAGAAAATGGTACAAAATTCGTTAGTATGGAGTGCTTTTTTACTGGATTTGATTATGGTTTGATAGATCAAAAAACTGGTGATTATAAAGTATTATCTCGTAATAACGACACAGCATATTTAAGTAAACATTTGAGGGCCTATGGTGGCACAGGCGAGCATGAAGGTTATAAAATTGGTCGTGTTTTAAGAAATATTACCTTTAGCGGTAAAGGGTTTGTTGATCGTCCAGCAAATCCAGATAGTATAATATTTAGTAAAGATTCTTTTCAGTTTGTTGATGATAAATTAACAAAAAATGAAGATTTTTCTAAATCAGGTGTAATAAACTTCCAGTCCAATACAAATAATTCGGAGAATCAAATTATGAGTGACATGAACGATACAACAGTAGAAACACCAGAAGCCCTTCCAGAGGTCATGGATTGCACACAGGCCCAAGAAGAAATCAAGGCTGCTGCTGAAGTTTCAATGAATGAACTTAAAGCTCAACTCACTTCAGAATTTGACACTGCTATTGCTGCTGTTAAAACTGAATTAGACAATACAAAGGCAGAACTAGAAACAGTATCTGCTCAGGCCAATGAAACCAAAGCTGGTTTTGAAAATACAATCAAAGAATTAGAAAGTCAACTTGCTGCGGCTAATGATAGCATTGCTGCTTATATGAAGAAAGAAAAGAAGATGATGCGTAAAGCTAATCTTTTGGAAGAGGGCTTTGCTTCTGATCAAGTTGAGCATATGTTAGAAAAGTTTGATTCTCTTGATGATGAAACATTTGCTGCTATGACAGAAATGTTAAAAGAGAAAAAAACGAAGAAAGAAGAAGAAAAAGCTACGAAAATGAAAGCCGAAGATATTAGCGAAACAGTTGATATCGAGGCAGCTCTTGAGAATGTAGAAGAATCAGCCGAGCCGGTTGTTACAGTCGGTGGAGAAGATTCCTCAGAAGTTGAAAGTACTCGCGCAGCATTAGTAGATTTTGTTCGCACCAGACTTAGTAAGTAATAACACCTTAAACGGAGAAATAAAAATGGCTCTTAAACCAGATCGTATTGAACACCTAACAGATATCTCATTTTTCATGAATACTACAGCAGAAAGAGGCGGCGTAGTCTCTTTTGTTAGCGGTGGTGTTGGCGCTGCTATGGATGATGCTGATGCCGTTGTAGAATATGCTGTCGCTAATACAGGCGCTCCAGCAGGAGTTCTACTTAATGATGTTGTGAATCTTGATCTTACAAGACAGCACATCAATTGGCATAAAGATGAAGTTCAAATCGGTGGCAAGGTTACGCTTCTCAGAGTTGGTCAAGTTACGACCGACCTTGTTGATGGTACCCCAGTTGCTGGTGATGTTGCTTATGTTGGCGCTAATGGCCTCATTTCAACAACTTCCGGTGGTGCTACTCAGATCGGAACTTTCTTAAGTTCTGTCGATAGCGATGGTTATGCAAAAGTTTCAATCAATATTCAGTAATCTTAATAACGGAGAAATAAAAAATGTCAGCTAATACTCAAAGTTTTCAGCCAACACCAGAACTAACCGAACTTCTTGTTCGTTCAGGTTCACTTAATAAAGAAGAAGCTCTAGCTGCTAATGCAGAATTTGCTAAAGCTCTAGAGTTACCACTTAGACAAGGTATTCTTAATGGTAATATTTTGGATAATATTTTTGAGCCAATAGTATTAGCTCAAAGCGCTACTCCAGAATTTCCATTAGACTTTTTGTCTCCTGGTACTGAAAAAGACTTCGTGGCCTATACCATTCCAAATCATGGTTATATTCCACAACGTCATGTCGAGGGTGATTATGTTATGGTTCCAACCTATGACATTGGCGCCTCAATCGACTACTTGCTAAAGTATGCTCGTGATGCTCGTTGGGATGTTGTTGGTCGTGCAATGGAAGTAATGGAAGGTCAATTCGTTAAGAAGATGAATGATGACGGTTGGCATACATTACTTGCTGCTGGTGTTGATCGCAATATCGTAGTATTCGATAGCGATGCCAATGCTGGTCAGTTTACTAAGAGGCTCGTTTCTCTTATGAAGACTGTTATGCGTAGAAACGGCGGCGGCAATAGTGCTAGCAATAACCGTGGTATGCTAACGGATCTTTATGTATCTCCAGAAGCTATGGAAGATATCCGTAACTGGGGGATTGATCAGGTTGATGAAGTTACCCGTCGTGAGATTTACGTCGCCGCTGATGGTACTCTCAATAGAGTATTCGGTGTGAATCTTCATGATCGTGATGAGCTTGGTGAAGGTCAAGAATATCAATTATTCTATGATAACGTCCTCGCTGCTTCACTTCCTGCTGGTGATGTTGAGCTTGTTGTGGGTCTTGACCTACGCAAGAGAGACAGCTTCATTATGCCAGTTCGTGAACAGGTCCAAATCTTTGAAGACGATACACTACATCGTCAGAAGATGGCCGGTTTCTATGGCTGGGCAGAGCAAGGCTTTGCGGTTCTCGATAATCGTAGAGTTCTTCTTGGCAGTCTCTAAGAGTCGCCTGTTGTATCAATGCAAACTAAGGGTAGCATTCGCTACCCTTTTTTTGTATACCGATAATAAAGGGTGTATATGCTAATATAACCATCAAGGAGATATTTATGTCTTGGCAAAATGAAATAACTACTATCGTCAGGATTCTTATCAATGATTATGTAGCCCCCTATACTTATAGCGATTCCAGATTAGAACAAACTATTTTGGTGGCAGCTCAATTTGTTCAATTTGATGTGAATTTAGATAATCAATATACTATAGATATTACTGGTGGTACTTTATCGCCTGATCCAACATCTCTATCAGAAAAAGATAGTGTATTTATTAATCTTACTAGTTTAAAGACAGCATGTATTGTTGATCAAAGTACATATAGAACTAAAGCTGCAATGGAGGGCATCAGAGCAGCGTTAGGGCCAGCTTCTTTAAATGTTAGTGGTGTTGCTGGAGCATTTAAAACAATGTTACAAATGGGTCCGTGTGCTACATATGATGAATTAACTGCTCACTGGGATGTTGCTAATGCTAATGCTGTTAGGGCTATCTTTAGTCCTTTTGTTGGTAATAATTTTGATCCACAAAACTTGAATACATCATCAGGCGATCATGGTAGAGTTATAGGTAATCAATTCTTTTAATAATAGGATAATATATGCCTAATCCTTTTAGTGGTATCATTACTCAGCCATTTAAAGATACCTTTAATTATGCTATACAGGCGCTTTTGGAAGATACAGCGTTAACTGTACAATGTAAATTATTTTTTGAAAACACCAAATTAGAAGATTGTCCTAATTGTATATATGATCCTATTACAAGAAAATCTAGCAATAGATATCAAGTTGGAGGTCCTATACCGTTTGTGAATGGTCAAATATGTCCATATTGCGCTGGTAATGGTAATCTATCATTTTCTCAAGAAGAAACAATATATCTTGGTATTATTAAGCCTGTATTTTTTGGTGGTGATTCATTAGAACTAAATAACGTAAATTTTGTTGATGGTATGATACAGTCATTATGTGGGATAGATCTATATGCCAAAGTAAAAAATGCTTCATATATTGTTATAGATACAAACTTAACCACTATTACTAATAGTAGATTCATTAGATCAAAAGACCCAATACCTGTTGGTTTTGGTGGTAATGATTTTATAATTACAACTTGGCAGGGTGTTCAGTAATGGCTAAATTTAGTTTA